GTCGCCGATCCTGATCTTCATGGGGTTCTCCGATGGAGGGGTGAAGCCGCGCATTGCGGCAGGGTTCGCGTCGCAAATCGCGACGGAATCAGTGATGGCGCAGGAAGGGCCAGCTCGCCCCTTGTCCACGATCGCCACATGGTTGCCCGCGATGCTGACCTGCTTGGCAACACACTTGACGCCGCCGGGGCCATCGAAATCGCCGAAAGCTAGTTCAGCCGCATAGCCGTTGGACAATTCGCGCTTGCCAGCATCGACAGCATCAATCGTGGCGCCATCGGTCAGCAGCAGGTCGAACGCGAGATAATCCCCCTCGCGCATGGCCCCCATGACGACGCCGCGTGCATGATCACGCCAGTTCTTGGCGGTTACGGCGACAGAGGGGTGATTGTCGGTGACGGGCTTGCCGATAAAGGAATGTGCCGAGCGCTGATCGAACACGGCAGCATCGTCGCGCAGGACATGAACCATCCCAGCGTCTCGCAGGCCGTGCTTATTGTCGGGATCGATCTCGGAGCCGAGATACTGATAGGTTCCAGTCCGCGCAGCCTTCGCCCGCACAGCCATATAGCCGTCAGCAGTGCGGCGCGGAGCATCTAGCGTCAGGGCGTCCGAAAACAACATGCCCCGCACGATATGGCGGGGCAGGGAATGGGTTTACCGTCGTTGGATTGAGGGTCAGGCCGTATAAGTTTCCAGTTCGACCCACTGCTCAGAATCAGCGTTCCATCGGCTGAGAATCAAATACTTATAATTTCCAGCCGCTAACAATTTATCCGCATGCGCTCGAAGTTCAGAAAGCACGTTGGAATAGTCAGTCGTCGCTTCAATATCCTCGCGATCTGGGTCTACCCAGCAGTCAAGTGCGAACTGCCCGTCATCATGTCGAATTGCCATCACCCTTCCTCCAGCATGACGTCGATCATTGCCTGATATATTTTCTCGGCGCCGATTTCCCGCTCGCCTGACCCAGAAGCGATCATAACAATGCCTGGCTGAGCAAATGACGTCGTATGTCTCGCTCCGGCAAGACGCATGACGTCACTCGGTCCGCGGATCGCGGCAATAGCGGCTCGCGCGTTCTCACGGTACATGGCCCGCAGTAGTTCAGCATCGGGATCGTCCCAATCCCAATCTGGCTTTACGTTGTCGTACATGGCGCGCGCGGCGCGTTCGAGGGGTGTCATGGTAATTTCGGCAACTGCTTTGCTTGAGTTCCAGCCTTTGCGGCGATTTCGTTTATCTGCGCTGCCAGAAACTGGATCTGTTTTTCCAGCCCGACGACCTTCGTCTTTAGCGTTTGGATTTCTGCTTCTTGGTTCATGTCGCCTCACAACACATCACGTCTGGTGTCTTGAGAGTATCATGACCTCGCTGCTAATCAAACCGCACCACCGCCTGCGACCGACACCCACAAAACGGCAACCGTCCGGGCAAGTCCTTCGGCGCCGTCTCGTCGGTATATTCCTTGCCATCCCGCGCCTGATGATCAGTGCGCGGGTGAGCTTTGCGACTATGCCGCCATTTCCATGTATCAATCCCAGCCTCACGCCGCCGTTCCACGGCAAGTGCGCTGGTGATCTTCGACAACTGGTCGCTGGCTATGCGGATCGACCTCGCCCGGCCCATGTCCACGGCACCACGGATATCCTTCGCCACCTCGCGCGCGGGCGTCCGGTTGCGCAAACCGTCGAACACAGAATTGCTGATCCGCTGCTGAGCCTGCGCGTTGACGTCCTTAATCAGTGCGACGTTCCATTCGATTGTCGTCTCAAGGGTCGCCCGAACGTCTCCAGCGCCGATTATGGTCTGAAGGTCGACACCGGTGGCGGACAGAACAGCGCCGCGCCACTTGCCACGGAACCACTGCTCTGTTCGGAGCGCCCAATCGCGAACCTCTGGCGTCAGAATGAGAATCAGCCGGTTGATTGCCTCCGCCGCGCCATCGATCTCAGCGCGAACGTCGGCGGGGCTGTCCTGGGTCAGTTCGGACAGGCTGCGGGCATAGGTCGCTTCAATGCGCGGCAGGGCGTCGGACCATGCGGCGATAACGCGGGCATAGGTCGCTCGGTAGAGGTTTGTTGCAAGCGTGGCGGGCGGCACGATGTCCCGGAGCGTGATGCTGTCGCGGCGGATGTTGCGGGTGCGGCGGACGAGCTGGGCGAGGTCATATTTCACGTAAGCATATTGCGTTGGACGGTCGCTGCGAATTACCGTCGATGCAGAACGGGGGAATCATGGCAGACGAAACGACGCTACCGGACATCGATATTCGGCATAACACGCTTGTGCGGTGGGGTGTCGCCGGGACCGTGGCCTACCTGGGCCTGATTGCGATTTATGCGGTTTGCAGGTTCAGCGAGATCCTTACGCTGAAGCCAAATGAAGTTGGCGATATGTTAGCGGGCATTTTCGCGCCCCTTGCCTTGGGGTGGCTGGTTCTCGGTTTTTTTCAGCAGGGTCAGGAATTGCAGGCGAGTACTGCGGCGCTGCAACTTCAGGCAGACGAGTTGCGTAACTCGGTGGCCCAGCAGCAAGAGTTGGTTTCAGTGAGCAGGCAGCAGCTTGAGGATGAAAGAGCGAGATCCGAAGCGCTCGAGCGCGCCGCGGATCAATCGGCTCAACCTAGATTCGTAATCGGCAAGTTTGAGAAAATGAGCTTGCGCCAAGACGAAGTTTGGACGTCCACATTTACGTTTCCAATCAAAAATGCAGGCGGGGTCGTGGTAGATGTAGAATTTATTCAAGGCAACCAAACTCCGCCAGCGAAGTTTCCAGTATGGGCAACTAACGAGGTGAAGAACTTTACTTTTATACTATCTGATATAACTTCAGATATCGAAATTTTGGTAAATTTTACTGACATGCGGGGCAAAAGCGGATTTCGTGAATTTATGCTATTTCGTCGCGAGAAGGCGCTTTGGCTCGCTTCTGTTCCGTAATTTCTTTATTCTGTACGGCGGGCGGGACTCGCAGCCCCGCCACGACCGCCTAGAACTGGATCACCTCCTCCCGCTTGGATTGCAGATGGATCATCGTCACCTCCATCATCGTCCGGTTGCAGGCCGAACCTCTCGTTTTCGGGGATTTTGGCCAAGGCGGCATCAAGGCCAGGCATCCAACCACGCTCGACCATAAGGTTCTGGAAGCCCTTGACGAAAGCTTCATCTGGGATTGCGCCGGTCGCCTGGGCCTTTTCGATCGCGTCCATGGTGGTTTTGAAGGTGTCAGCGTCTTCCTTCTCGGTCGGCACATCAAGCGGGGCAAACTCCCACCATATGCGGTTCGGATTGACACCAGCGGATCGGAGCAGGAACGGGTCGAGCTGCTCAAGGCAGGGCCGCGTCTCCAGTTTCTGGCCGGACACGACCATCTTGTTCCAGTTGTCGGTGTCGCTCTTGCCGGTCGCGTTCATGCCTGCGGGCGACCGCCCGGTGAGGCGGGTGAACGGGATATCTGCCACCGCCGCAACGCGCTGGTCGAAAGCGTCCATCATGGCGGGGATGCCGTTCCAAGACACCTGAAAGTCTTTGATCTCTTCGCCGGGGTCTTCGGCGCCGCCGCTGGAGCGGTAGAGCGTGGCATTCAGGCTGCTCTCGCCCTCGGCGATAAGGGCAACGCGCTTGTTGAGCTTTTCCTGATCGTAGTTTTCTAGCCCCGGCACGCCGAACCGCAAGAGCTTTGCCTTACGCACCAGCGCCGCGAACCATGCCTGTGTATCGTCGGAGCGCTGGACCTCCGTGCAGACGCGCAGGAGCCGACTGTCACCCCAGAATGCTTCCGTGTCATCCAGCGCCGTCCCAGCAGGCAGACGGGCGCCCCGGAAGCAGATAACGCGCGAAGGATGGATGCGCTGCGGCCCGCCATTCCTGGAATCCATCTCCCACATTTCAGGATGGCCGTAGCGTGGCGAAGCGAGGTCATCGATCCAGCCCTTGCCGGTGATCTGCCAGCGAGACACGACGTTGACGGCCACGATACCGCCCTTGGCGATCTGTTCCGGCTTCAACTCCTGATCGTGATTTCCCGCAGTGATGATGACGATAGCACCCCCACCGATGCCGCGCAGGCTTTCCGCTTCCTGCACCTTGGCGACCAGATCCAGGCGCTTTTCCTCTGCCTCGATCGCCTCGATGATTTTGGATTCCGCCTGCCAATCACGCCACTCGCGCACCCGGTCTTCGGCGGGGATGGCGATGACCTTCCGCATCATGCCAGACGACATGTAGGCGGCGATGGCAAGTTGATGCGTGAAGACGCCGGGGAGGGCGGCAGCAGTCGCCCCGCCGCGCTGAAACGGATTGAGGCGAGAAGCGGCGGCGAACGCCGCGCTGAGACTGTCGGTGATCCACGCCATGCCGGGGAGGGTAGGCGGCGGGGGTGTGGTGGTTTACCGTCGTTGGGAATCGGTGCGGAGGAGGTTGCGTTGGCTGATAGAATGACTGCGGCAAGAGCGCGTGGGGATATTACCTTTAGTTCAAATAACGAAGTCAGGCAAAGCGCTTCGTCCTTTATATGCGCTCATAGCGAATGTGGCGCGTTTGCGCTTCACTATTGGGGATCGATTGTTCAGGTCGAAACAGCTTCTAGCAAAAGGCCTTTTTCTGATAACTTCTTTGTATCGGCGCGTTGCTCTGCTTGCAATCGTGAAACGGTTTGGTCAGGCAATGAAATGTTATGGCCGGTGCATGTGATCGCACCACCGCCAGCAGATGATATGCCTCATGAGTTGCTGGCCGATTTTGAAGAGGCTAGACGGATTCACCAACCTTCGCCGAGGGGTGCCGCGGCTCTCCTGCGCTTGGTGGTGCAAAAACTTTGTCCTATACTTGGATCTGATAAGCCCGATATTAACGGTGCGATTGGCGACCTAGTGGCGCAGCAAAAGATCTCTCCCGCCCTTCAACAAGCGTTAGATTCGGTGCGGGTCATTGGGAATGAAGCGGTCCACCCCGGCGAACTGGATATCAAGGATGATCACGATACAGTCGAATCGCTGTTTAAGCTGATCAATTTCATTGTCTACGAAGCAATAACGCGGCCGAAGGAGATAGCTGCAATATACAATTCTCTGCCTGCCAATAAGTTGGCTGGAATTGTCACGAGAGACAAGCCGAAGGCATCTTAAAGCAAGTTGTCCATCGAATAACCCTCCTTGCCCATCATCAGCTCAGTCAGCGCCCACACTAACGCATCAGCCCTGTCTGGCGAGCCTTCGCCGACATAGCCCGACGCGGTGAAATTGCACATCTGGTCCTCAAGGTCCGGTAGCTGCCCGACATGACTGACCTTGCCCTGTTCATAGAGGGCAGCGATCGGCTCGGCTCGTACAACCTTGCCGCGCGTGGCGGTCACAGCCTTCTGGATGATCGCCCGCACCATGTCGCCGCCGAAGTTCTTTTCAGCGACAATCCGGTCGGCCTTGTGTCGTTGGTATAGCTCCACGGCCCGCCGCCCCCAGCCTTCAGGCGATAGGCTGCACGTCGCATCCTCCAGAACATAGGCGCGGCCATCGATGCCCTTGCCTGCCACGACAATGCCGATGTCATCGCCGCTGTCGTCGCCCTTTGTGCCGGACGGATCAACCGCGACCACGATGCGCTGCATGGCGGGTGCATCATCAGCAGCCACGCGGAAGCCGTCGATGCCAGGAATGGCGCCGCCCTCGGTGATCCTGTCCTCCAGCGACCACAGCGCGCCGTTTACCTCGCTCGCCCATTCCCCCTTTTCAAAACGAAGGCGCTGAGCCGCGCTCATGTTCGCCAGGATCTCGAAATATTTGGCGGGCAGGTTTGCGGCGTTGTCGGTCGGGTTGACCAGCATTTCTACATAGTCATCCGGGTCCGATAGCTTCTCCTTGGTGCCGGGCTTCATCTTTGCCCTGAACAGCACATAGGACCAGTGAAGCTTGCTCGGCGGGTTGCAGTCGAAATAGGCTTTGAGCGGCAGATGCGTCCGCCCGGTGGCAGCTGCTATGGCGGGATCAAGCGGCACGTTTTGGGCAAGGCGGGACATCGCCATTTCGACGCTTGCCCATGCGATCTGACTGCTCTCGTTGAAGTAGAGCGTCACATATTCGGCGCCAAGGATCTTCTCGACCCGTTCCTTGTCGTCCAGGCCGCCGATCCAGACTTGCGATCCGTTTGGGAACTCGATGTAGAAATCCGTCTTGTTCCACGTCACCGACACGCCGGGGAAGCACAGCTTCAGCACCTTGGGAAGCGTGTCCGACCAGATCGAGGTCTTGGCGTGGTTGAAGCGGAAG